AGCAGCTTTCCAAGGTGAAAGTGAAGCAAATAGAAGATACTTATATTTTGCTCAAAAGGCAGACATTGAAGGTGCAAATGAAGTAGCACAAGTATTCAGGTCAACTGCTGAGGGTGAAACAGGCCATGCACATGGTCATTTAGAATATTTGGAAGAAGTCGGTGACCCAGCAACAGGTGAACCTATGGGAAGTACCGAACAAAATCTGAATTCAGCAATCAAAGGTGAAGTACACGAATATACTGATATGTACCCCGGAATGGCAAGAACAGCCAGAGATGAAGGCTTTGATGAAATTGCTGATTGGTTTGAAACTCTAGCAAAGGCTGAAAAGTCACACGCTGGTAAGTTTCAAAGGACGCTTGACAATTATTTACAAAGTGTGTAATATAACTGTTATAAATAATACTGAGGCCGCTAATATAGGCCACACAAATACAATTAATACGAGGAAAAAAATATGGACTTTGAATCATTAAAACAATCGTCAAGTAATTTTGACGCAATCACAAAAGCTCTGGAAACAAAACTATCTCCAGAGGACCAATCTAACAAAAACAAATACCAAGACGACAGATTTTGGAAACCTGAACTAGATAAAACTGGTAATGGTTATGCTGTTATCAGGTTCTTACCTGCTTCTAATGGCGAAGAGATGCCGTGGCAAAGAGTATGGTCACACGCATTCCAAGATAAAGGCGGTTGGTATATTGAAAACTCATTAACAACTCTTAATCAAAAGGATCCTGTTAGTGAAGAAAATACTAGATTGTGGAATACAGGTTTAGATAGTGATAAAGAAATTGCTAGAAAGAGAAAAAGAAAATTATCTTACTATGCAAACATCTTTGTTGTAAGTGACCCTAAACATCCTGAAAATGAGGGTAAAGTATTCTTGTTCAAGTTTGGTAAAAAAATCTTTGACAAGATTACAGAAGCAATGCAACCAGCATTTGAAGATGAAACACCAATCAACCCATTTGATTTTTGGAAAGGTGCAAACTTTAAACTAAAAATTAGAAAAGTTGATGGTTACTGGAACTATGATAAATCAGAATTTGAGGGTGTTTCTCAAATCAAAAACGGTGATGATGAAATCAAAGCTGTTTGGGAAAAACAACACGCTCTAAAACCATTTGTTGACCCTAGTAATTTTAAAACCTATGATGAACTCAAAGAGAAACTGAATAGGGTAATTACGGGTACACAAAGCACGGTAACCGTAGATGAATATGACCTCCCACCACAGACATCTACAACATCCGTGGAAATGCCGAAAGTAAGTGAGTCTTCAATGGCTAGTGACGAGGACGATACATTGTCCTACTTTAGTAAATTAGCTGACGAAGACTAATCCTTTCTCTCTTAATTACTGAAAGCATTGACCCTTAGCGAGAAATCGCTAAGGGTTTTCTTATAAATAGTGGTATGGCAACTATATTCGACCCATTAAAAGATTTACAAGGTAATCAATTAAAGTCTGCTAGATGGTACAGAAATGCAGCCTCTTTGATTACTGATAGAGCATCACAAAGTAAATTGATGCGAGAAGGTAGATTAAATGGTAGACCAAGTGCAGGCCGTATGTGTATGTTTGTATATGATGCAAAGACAAAAGCGAAACTACCATATTGGGACGCCTTTCCATTGGTTTTACCTGTAGATACTTTTAGAGGTGGTTTTGTAGGTATTAATTTTCACTATCTACCATATGGTGCCAGATTTAAATTATTAGAAAGATTGCAAACTTATGCAAGTAATGGTAAATTTGATAGTAGTACAAAGTTACAAGTAGGTTATAGTAATCTAAAAGGTGAGAATATAATTAAACCAGCAATTAAAAAATATTTGTGGTCACAAGTTAAAACACAATTTAGAAGAATAGATGTTGACGAAATGGCAATAGCAATTTATTTACCTGTAGCAGACTTCCAAGGTTCTACACTTGGTAGAGTATTTGCAGCTGCAAGGAGAATTATATAATGGATTGGTTTTATGCAATCATAGAAAAGTATTCAAGCAAACTAAATGTTTGGTCTTGGAATAAAAGATGGTGTAGTAGAGAAAAAGGCACCGGATATAAAGGGAAAAAGTAATGGCAATATTAAGAGGTGGAAAAAGAATCGGTAATTACGATATTAGAATTGGTTTACCGAGAGATAGGTCACTTGATAATGTTAACGCTGATGAAAGATTAGGTAGAAAACCAGGTGGTAATCCTGAAACTACTATAAACAGATTTATTGCAGAAATAAACCAAGGTGAAGGCCTTGCAAGACCAACAAGATATTTGGTTGTGATACAACCGCCACAAAGAATTATTACAAATCCATATGAAGGTGATTTTGATATGACACCTGGAAATAATGATATGGAAAGTATGACAATAAAAAGAAATGTTGGTATGATGTGTAACAAAGTTACATTGCCAAATAGAGATGTTAATACAGTAGACCATAGAGTATATGGACCTGCTAGACAAATGCCTTATGCATATAGTTATAGTGGTCAAATAGAGTGTACATTTTATGGTGATAAGTTTTTAAGACAAAGAACATTTTTTGAAAATTGGCAGAAAAAGATATTTGATAATGTATCACACCATATGGATTTTTATGACAACTATGTTGGTACAATGGACATCTATCAATTAGGTTCTTTTAGTGCTGAACAAGATAGAGATAGAACAACCTACGCAGTAAGATTATATGAAGTATATCCTCAAACTGTAGGTTCTATTGATTACTCATACGGTGCAACAGACCAATCTGTAAATATACCAATTACATTAAACTTTAGAACTTGGAAGAATTTAACAATAGACCAAATTGATGGTGCAACTGTAGGACAAGCATTTGGTGATGTGCCTACAATTAAACCGTCACCAGAATTCGGATTGTTTGGTGGTATTTTAAATAGACTGCCTCCTGAAATAAGAAGAGCAGGCCGTGATATATTACAAACAACTAGAAGAAATCTACCAATTGGTAGAGTAACAGGTGGAAAAGTATTCCCACCATTTTTATAATTAACAAGGAGATAATGATATGGCATTGCCTATATTAGATACAGCGACATATGAATTGACATTACCATCAAGTGATGTACAAGTCAAGTATAGACCTTTTCTTGTAAAAGAAGAAAAGATTTTATTACTGGCTATGGAATCAAATAGTCCAAAAGAAATAACCAAAGCATTAAAAGATATTGTACACGCTTGTACATTTGGAAGTATTAATGTGGAGGCATTACCAACATTTGATTTAGAATTTATCTTTCTAAATGTAAGAGCTAAGTCAGTTGGTGAAATTGCAAAATTAAAGATTTTGTGTCCAGATGATAAAGAAACATACGCAAATGTAGAGGTAGATTTATCAAAGGTTGAGGTTCAAGTAGATGATGAACACAGCAATGAGATACAAATTAATGACAAGATTAAGTTATTAATGAAATATCCTACAATTGATAGTTTTGATGCAACTGTTGACGCAAATCAATTAAAGACTGAACAGTTATTTGATATTATTGGTAAATCTATTTACCAGATTTATGAAGGTGAAACTGTACACAATGCAAAAGACTATAGTAAGGAAGAAATGCAGGCGTTTATTGAATCATTAACAAGTGACCATTTTGCTAAGATTCAAAAATTCTTCAATTCTATGCCAAGACTGGCACACGAAATTGAGGTTGTAAATCCAAAAACGCAAGTGAAGAGTAAGGTTATGTTGCAAGGGTTGACAGATTTTTTCGTATCGCCCTCTCACATGACAACTTAGAAAATTACTTCCAAGTCAACTTTGCGTTGATGCAACATCATAAATATTCTTTAACCGAGTTAGAGAATATGGTGCCGTGGGAGAGGGAAATATATGTGGACCTATTAGTGGCACACATAAAAGAAGAAAATGAAAGAGCAAGAGAGAGGGCTAGCCGTGGAAAATAAAGAAGAAACAATTGTAGTACCTGCTGATAAACCAGAAGTTACTAAAAAAGTAAATGTTGAATTAGAGGTAGATACATCTATCAAAGATTTAGGACCTAATCCATATGCAAAGATAATTCATATGGCAAGGGCTATTGATGCTTGGAGAATATTTCCACGAATTTTCATTACAACATACATTTACCTATTATACAAAGTAGTAATATGGTATATGAACTTACCAAATCCAACAATGGAACAATCAGGCTTAGTTAGTATCGTAGTTGGTGCAGGCGCAGCTTGGTTTGGTCTATACACAGGCAGTAGAGCAAAAGGTAAATAATGGCTGAGAACACAGGTAAAACAACAGGCTCAATGATAGCGGCTATTCAGTCCGCTCAAAAGGCAGTTGGTTCTGCTATCACAGGTGGTGCAGCTGCTACAGTTGGCGCTGATAATGGTAGTTTATCTGTATTAGAAGATTTAAGGTCTATAGGACAAGAGAATGAAAAGAATACTCAAAGTCTATTAGACACAATGAAGG